TTAAGGGCCAAGGATTCAGTGGCTATGCCGATAATTGCATTGGCGTCTGTAATGCCCGCAACCGTGGGCGCAAATTTAATAACGCCGCTAGCCCCTACAACGCCCGTATGGTAAATAATTTGCAGGGGCGAGTCTGTAATGGCCGCAGAGGCTTTGCCGTAGACAAAAATTTCTTCGCCAACTTGCTGGGTAATGTTGCCATTGCCCATGCCCAAATTCCACGCCCCAGTGGAGCCGTCATACCACATCTTGCCTGCGGCAAGAGTGACGGCAGAACCATTGCTGAACTGCTGGGACAAAATGCCGCTAGCGTTACCCGTATCGTCAATAGTGGTAACAGAATTTTGAATCAGCTTGCCGGTAGTTCCATCAAACCGCGCAATGGCGTTGTCAGTCGATGACGCTGGGCCTGTGACATCTCCACCGGCATTTGTCGTCCACGTAGGCACGCCAGCGCCGTTGCTGGTCAGCACCTGGCCCGCTGTGCCAGCTAAAGTGAACGCATAGGCCGTGCCCGTGCCGTAGGCCACAGCGCCCGCCGTAGGGGCCGCAGAACCGTTTGTGCCGCCGTTGGCAACAGGTAGGACACCACTGACATGGGTTGTCAGGCCAATCTTGCCCCACGCTGGCGCAACGCCCACGCCGCCCGAAATAAGCGCGTTGCCAGTAGCAACATCAGGCAGTTTTGCCAAAGTGGTGGTTGTGTTGGCGTACAGCAAATCGCCCACAGCATAAGATGCAAACCCTGTGCCACCGTTGACCGCAATTAAGGTGCCCGCAAGCGTTACATCGCCCGCGGCAACCGTTGCAGGGGTCAGGCCAGTAGCACCGCCTGAAAACGACAAGACGCCCGTGTTGGCGATGGTGACGTTGCCCGTAGTGCTGGACACCGATATGCCACTGCTTGCAATATTGGACAGCACGCCCGTGTTGGCAACGGTGATTGTTCCAGCCCCGTTGGTGACTGAAATGCCAGCGCCGGTGCCAAGCGTGTTAAGGGTATACCCTGTTCCATTGCCAATTAACAGTTGGCCGTTTGTAGGGATAGTCCCTAGCCCTGTGCCGCCGTTGGTAACCGGTATGATGCCAAGCGCCCCGCCAGTAATGTTGTAGATGTTGTAGAACCAGCGATACCACTCACGCGAAACCGCCCCTGTGCGCTCGTCCGTAAGCGGCACGCGAGGCGGTGTGATCTGAGTATTAAGGTTAGGCATTGGTCGGACTTAGGATCAGTTCTGCCCCCATGATCGCTATTTTGTTAGGGTCAGTGCCTGAGAGTTCATAGACTCTATCGCGCAACTTCAAAGTCATGCCCAGCCGCCGCCAAAAAGTTCGGTGCCCATACGCGCCAATTTGCCCAATCGGTGACCAATGCTCGTTAGACCATGTGTGACCGCCGTCATCTGACCAGCGCAGCATGACCTCGGGGACAGAGCCTTGGCCGGTATTTAGCCCCACGCCTGTTTCGCAATCAAGTTGCAGGCTGTGATGCGCGGTGCGCTTCAGGTTGTTCTGGCCGGTGGGCAGCGCCCGCCACGACCGCAACCACTTTTGGGCGCTGCCGTTGTCGGCGTACACATCCAAGTCAAACCTGTAAATGTTGCCGTTCTCAAAGTCGCCAACAATGATGTTGCCGTTAAAGTTGCATTGGCAATTGCTGCGATGCCGCACAAATTCGCCGTTGTCAAGGCCAGCGCGTTCGTGCCAGGCTTGTGTAGATACGTCATACACCCAAGTAGCGTTACCAGTGGGGAAAGTCAGCACATAAAAAGCGTGGCCTTCTTGCTGGTACGTGTAAGCGATGGCATCCGAAATATTGCCGTATTGGGCAATGGCGTACTCCACCGCATGCGTCGAAATGCGAACGCCAGTGTAGCCGTTGGCGCGGTAGACAATGCCCTGCCCACGGGCGTCTGTGCCCAGCCAAAACAAGCCGTTGTCCATCTTGGCGATGGTATATGCCGACACGCAACCGATCTCGTTAAACGCGCCTTGGATGCGCTGCAAAGGGAAGTCAGCCGCGCCAGAGTTGTACCAAACTTCAACCGAATCAGTGCCAAACACCCATAACTCACGGTGGTCAGAAATAACGCCCACTACGCCGTCAGGTGAACCTTCTGCGCTAGCAAAATCCAACGGGTCAATTGAAGTGCCGTCCAATAGCTGGGTTACCCAAATCTTTTGGCTATTTGGCTCGTTGTACACAAAGTACCCGTCCAAATAAGTGACCGTCACCGCGCCAGTAAAGTCAGCGTCAGTAATTCGCCCAAACGCGCCCGTCACTTCGTTGTAGATAAATCCGTCAGGGTTGGTGGCAAAAAATATTTGTGTGCCGTTATCTGCAATAGACACAGGCCCGCTGCTAGTGGTCAAGAAGCCTAAAAATTGCGGGGTAGCGGTTAGGTCGGTCAACTTATAGACGCGGTTGCCGGACACCACATAAAAGTCGCTGCCGTTGGTCTGGTGCGCCCACAACGCCCGAATTGGGCCGTTGCCTATGGTCTGTAAAAAATTAAGACCTGGGGCGCGGTTAAGAAACGCCGGCTCTTTGCCGCCCTCGGGGATAACTTCGGGGAACAGATTGACCATGCGGTTGTCCGCAGCGTTGATGCTGCGGGCAACGTAGCTTGCGCCAAGGATAGGCGTCTTCATCAGTAGTTGCCAGCATAGATGTTAAAGCGCTGCCGAGTCGCCACAATGGCGTAAGGCATCGACATCACATCGTCAGGGTTGTTGATACGCTTCAGGTTGCGCTTGCTAGTCATGGCAATGCGCTGCACTTGCGGGCTTGGCTCGACACCAAACTCAGGTGCTATCTCCATCGCCAAGTTGTAGGTAAACGCCCGCAGATAGCCTGGTGGGAACAACAAGTTGGTTGCCAGTGTGGCAGGCTCGTCCAGCTTTTGAACCGAAATAAAGTGCCATTCCAGATCGCGTGTGGGGCGCGGGTAGATGGACATCGTAATGTCAGGAAACCCCATGTTCACAAAAATCACTTGGGGGTACGTGCTGGTTACGGTCTTGACCGCAATGCCGTTGTACTGCTGCTGATTGATGAACTTAATGCCAAACGACACGTTTGTGCCTGGGTCACGAAAGTAAGTCGCCTCATCCAGCAGCACGGGGCGCAGGCCGATAAAATTGCCGGTAGGGCCAAGCGTGCGGATGTACTCGCCAGCGGGCCATGTAAAAGTTTGATCTTGTGTGCAAAAGACAGATAGACGCTCAGTGTTCCATGAGTCAATCATCTGGTTCATTGCCATCAAGCTGTCTTGCGACACTGATGCAGAGGTCGTTTCACCTTCGGCCAACACGCCGAGCAGACGAAGTGCCCGATTGATTTGATCGCCAGCAGTGTAAACGGCCATCTCAGACTCCTTCGGCTACAGCCTTACGTGTGTATTTGCGCTTAACTTCTAGCGCGTTCACCGCTACTTCAGGTTCTGATGTAGGTGCTTCTGGATTGTAGCGTGTCCAGCCGTTTGTTTCATCAAACACGGCTTCAAGTTCCATAGTGGCAACTTTACGTCCGTGAATCGGATGAAGCAGATAGATCATTGCCATCAGTGTTTTCCTGTTTTAATTGCTCAAGCCAGTATCCGCAGTCTTGTAACGCACCGAGCGTTGCATCCAAATCTGAACGCAAACGCTCGGCTTGTTTTTGCAGACTTTGCACCCGGTCAATTATTACTTCACGGGTGATCATCTTTAGGCAGCAATAGCAGCAGTAGAGTACAGCGGCAGATAGCGGATGCCGTCAGGCGTAACCACTTTAAGCACTTGAACTGGACGAATTGTTGGGCCAGCGGTTGTGTCTTGCAGAAGCTTGCCCGAACCCTTAGTTACACCGGCCAGATTAAACAAAGTGCCGCTTGTGTCAAATGTTGCTTTGTCAGCGCCATAAGAACTCAAGTAGAGGAACGATGTGTTCGTGCCAGTCACAGCGCCGCTAGGCATACCAACTTCAGCTTCAATCGCGGCGTAGGTTCCTTGTGTGCAACCAGCAGACAAAACAACTTCACCGACAATACCAGAAGCTAGACCAGTAACTCGGCCACTTGCGCCAAATTCTAGGTAGCCATACAGACCGTTAGCGTATGCGCCCAACGCGACATTTGCTTCCAAGTCTGACTTGCTTGCCCAACCCACACCACCCACACCCGTGAGGGTAAGCGTAGTGGTGGATGCGGCAGCATTGCTACTTCCAGTGGTGGCATTCGTTACGGCGATGTTAGCCACCGCAGTAGACGTTACCGTACCAGTAATAGTTGAGTTGTTGATAACCGCGCCGTCCAAGTACGGGTCTTCGTATGCAACGCCAACAGGTTTTGTATTTGCCATGATGTTCCTTTAAAAACAGGGGCCGAAGCCCCCGTTAGGTTTAGCTAATGCGGTACACAGTCCAAGAGCCATCACCAGTTTTACGGGCACGGAAGTGACCCGAAGTGGCGTTGTCAACTTGCATAGTGCCTACAGCCGTCCAACCAGTGCCAACAGCCACTGTCACGTCGTCACTGCCGCCGTCAATGTTGACGACAAAAAAGTCAAACGCGGCATTTACTTTAGAAGCACTAGAAATGTCTGCTTCAAGCAAAGCTACGGTTGGCAAAGTTAAATTGCCAGCAGCGCCGTCAAATACAAACAAACCATTTGCCAGTTGAGCAGCCGTCATTGTTGCGGCAGCAGCTATGGCTGTTGGAGCGCCTTGAACAAACAGTTGTGCTTCACCGATATTGCCGTCACCAAGCTGGTAGCCACCAGCGCCATTAGGGAGTGCCATGATAATTTCCTTCAAAAAGATTTAAAAAACGCCCCCGAAGGGGCATTAGGTTTAGCC